TCGGAATGGTTTGAGGTTGATGGAGAATACAATACAACTAAAAAAACGCCTCACCTTCTCGGGAACGTTCCCATTATCGAAGTACCCAACAACACAATGCGAATGGGCGATTTTGAAATTGCCATTACGCTTCTTAACGGTATAAATTCGGTGATGAGCGATTGTGTGAACAACGTTCAGGACGTTGTGAAGTCATATCTGGTACTGCTCGGCGTTGACCCCGACGAGGCTAAAGCCCTTGACTATACGCAGGGCAGCGTGTTAGCTCTGAGATGTCCGCCCGGCACAAATCAAAGCGCCAACTTTATCCACCCCGCGCTTGACGGGACGACCGTCCAACAGCTCCGATCGAGTATGGAGAGCGCATTGAAATTTGTAACGGGTATTCCCGACAGGGATACCGAGAATACTGCTTCGTCAACGGGAGTTTCGGAGGATATACGTACCGGGCAGTCCGACAAGGACGCTGTCGCCAACGAAAAGACCATATTTGTTGAGGAGGCGCAGCGGCAGTTGCTTGAGATAATTTTTACCATACTGAGAGCCGATAACGGGGTCGATATACCGGAGGGAATGACAGCAGCGGACGTCGATGTGGATATCACGAGGGCAAATCGTGATAATATCCTTACTAAGTCGCAGGCTATGCTTAATTTTAAGCAGGCGGGAATGTGTAACGAGGATGTGATCTATTTTGCCAACATCACGAACGATGTGACGGGCGTTGCGGAACGAATGATCAACGATGAAGAAGATGAAACAAGTCTGGAGGTCGCGCTAAGTGGAGCAGAGGGAGATACTCGAACAGCGTAACGAACGCTTTTTCGGCAAAATGCGCGGGCTATCCAAGCGGGAAATAAAGCGGCGCGTGAAAATTTGCGTTGAAACCGAGATAGAGCTTATAGGCTTATTACAGAGAATGGGCGGAGATTTCCGCAGGTCGTTTGAGGATTTTCTAATAAATTACGGGGATTTTTCCGATAGTCTGAATATCATATATAATCGCGTAAGCGCGTCGGCGCTCACAAGCAATACTCCGTTTGCGCGCGAGTTCGATCTTAGGGAGCGCAAAATTTTTAATAAGCTTCTTCCCGTGACCGAGCGCCGTCTGCGAAAATATGTGAAAGAGAACGGTACTTTGGAAGCGGCAATGATCTCAGCGTGGCTGTTTTCTCCTACGCGTGCCGAGCATATATCGCGTGGCGTTGTAAATTCGCTTTGCGGGTGCGAGGCTTTTGAGGAGATGAAGCGCCGCGGGTATCGATATAAAGTCTGGAATACTGTTATGGACGGCAGAGAGCGCGCTACTCACGCCGTTATGAACGGCAGGCGCGTACCTATTGACGAGCCTTTTGTTGTGGGAGGATACAGAATGATGTTTCCGGGAGACGTTACCTACGATCCGCCTATCAAAGAGGTGATAAATTGCAGATGTACGATAACTCCTCGGTAAACCCCGAGGAGAAGAACAAAAGCGCAACGGCAGCGGACGGCGATAAATGGTTTTATTGCCCCGCTTGCAAAAAGAAACTGGTGAAATACGGATCTTCTTCTATTTCCGAGGGCGTGTATATGAAATGCCGCCAATGCAGGAGAACGGTGGAAATCAAGATACATTAGTCTCTTAATTTTATTGATGGATATAGACCGAGGGAGTTCTCGCTAATTCCGACGATCCTATGGAGCGGCTTCTGAGAGAGAGGGGCGGTTAAAATAATGAACTACGGTATGCCGTATAAAGGCAGCAAAAGCGCAATTGCCGATAAAATCATTGACGTGCTGCCCGCTGCCGATTATTTTGTAGACCTGTTCGGAGGCGGAGGCGCTGTATCTCATTTTGCGGCGCTGTCGGGTAAATATAAAACCGTTATATACAATGAGCTTGATTCCGTTGTATACAAGGGCTTTAAAATGGCAATAAGCGGTGAGTTCGCTGACGAAAACCGCTGGATATCACGCGATGACTTTAAGAAGCTGAAAGATACAGACCCGTATGCCGCCATTTGTTTCAGTTTTGGAAACGATTTGAAAACGTATGCTTATTCGCCGGAAGTCGAGCGGTTCAAAAAGCATTTACATAAAATATTTTTTTCGGAAACACCGCGGGAAACTCGATTGCACTGGAAATCTTTTGTCGGAGAGTTCGTGAAAGCAAAAAAAGAAATCGAGCAATTAACACAAAGCGCAATTGAATTGTGTGCGGAATGCGGGGTCGAACCATTATACTGTAAGGACGGGATGCTTGACGCGGATGTCATAAAAACAAAGGTTTTCAAAGTGAATTCGGCGGACATAAGGAATTATTTTCGCCGTTGTCTTGCCGAAAGCGGCAAAACGCAGGCAGATGTTGACCGGCATTTGGGTAATCAGATGAGCGGACACTATTTCGGAGAAAGTCAATGGGCGTTGCCTACGCCGGAACAGTATGAAAAAATGCTCGAGATACTTCCGCTTGATATTCCATGGTCTGATTTAAACAAGCAGTTAAATACGATAAAAACATTAGATAATCTGGAAAGACTGCAAAGTCTGGAAAGACTGCAAAGTCTGGAAAGACTGCCCGTTAAGTGTTATAATTTGTCCTATGAACAAGTTGTTATTCCCGAAAACAGTGTGATATATTGTGATATTCCATACAAGGGAACCAGCAAATATAGAACCGAATTTGATTATGAGCGGTTTTATAAATGGGCGTTAAATCAAACAGTGCCCGTGTACATTTCGGAGTATCAAATGCCGGACGGCTTTGAAGAAATTTTCAGCGTCGGCAAAACAAGCAGTTTCGGAACGGGTAACGGCAAAAGGACAACTAAAACTTTTTTGCAATAAAAAGCAATGAACCGAATGTTTGAAATATAAGGAGGCAACGCAAATGAAAGCGGAATTAAAGCTCAACGGGATTTTCTATGAGGTGGATATCACCGAAGAACAAGCCAAGCAGATAGAGGGCAGTAACGAAAAGCTGACTATCAGCGAGAAGGAGCGCGACGCGGTGCTAAAAACGTTTAACGGTTTTCTCGGGAATATCCGCGAGATCGATACAAATATCCGTGCGGCGGTGGAAACGCTTGAAAAGGTCGAATCGGTAAACGGGGAGATTGATATTCCGAACGCGGATATATCAACCTTACTTGCGGGAATTTCGGTATGTGTCTCGAGCGGCTTAAAAAACAATACCGATGAGCCGTTAGAAGCGATTGAAACCGCCAAACTATGCGGGAACGTTTCGGCAAAAATCAGCAGATATATGTTGAAATCAAGCGAAAACAATCCTTGGGGGCGTTTGGTAGGCACCATTTTCAGCTGTGGATGTTGTGCGCCGTAAAAATTAAAAACAATTAAATATTTATTCAGAGCCTGTGAGCCTTATTGCGAAAGCACCTTTTTGTGCTTTTGACATAAGGCTCTTTTTTTGTTTACAGGCGGCTGGACCGCTTAAATAGACAGAGAAGTCGTTAAAACCCAAAACAGAACAGAGAAGTTTAAACGCATTAGGAGGATCACTATGGACGAAACAATTACACAGACAGAGGAACAGAACGGCATCGCGTCGCCTAAGGAGCCGCAGACGGTCAAAGAGGACGATAACGCGGCTGCGCCCGCGGAAAAGACCGTATCAAAGGATATTTTTGATAAAAAGGTATCCGAGATGAACAAACAGATAAAAGCGCTAAAGTCGGAGCTTGCCGCGAGAATGACGGACGACGAAAAAGCCGCGGCGGAGCAGAACGAAACGGCGCGCGCGCTGCAGGAGGCAAAGAACGAGCTTTCCATGCTGAGAACCGAGAGCGCGCTTACGTCGGCCGGTATTTCTTCGGAGATATCCAAAAATCTGTCAAAGGTAATAATCTCCGGCGAGACCGAGGGTATTGTTGAGGCCGTTACGGCGGCGCTGAAAGCAAATGCCGCGGATACGGAGGCAAGAGTACGCCGTGATATCCTCGAGAAAGGCTCTCCCCGTACCGTAAAGGTAGGGGAAAAGGAAGCGGAGGATCCCGATTTGGAGATAGTGAAGCGTATCGCCAAGCCTGCCGAACAAACTCCGCTTGAAAAATCCAAATGGTATTGAAACAAGGAGGAATTATCTGAATGAAATTCAAAGAAAGCAACGCTATCGGCGGTCGCCGTGAATTTTTGGCGTCGTCCAAATTCTTGGCGATCAATCACGTATTCACCGCTGATACGAAATCGGGTACGCCCGTCGAGATCACTGACGGTCTCGGAAACAAGCATGTCGGCATTAGCCTCGACGACGTTGTGATAGCCGACAATCCCAACGGCGCGGTAGTGGTAAACGGTATTGTAGACCACTCCAAATTGGCGGAGGAAAAGACCTCGTCGGCGGAGTATTATCCTACGCTGATCTTTATTGAAAAAAAGGAGGAGAACTGATTTATGGCATTTTCCGATCTGGTAACACCGAAATATCTTGCCGCCGCGTGGGAGGAGGCAAACGTAAACTCCTACGCAAGCCAATACCTCGGCAATTCGCTATTTGGGACGAGAAAACAGCTTGATCTTGACCTGACCTGGATAAAGGGCGCGGGAAATCTTCCCGTTTCGCTCGCTCCCGCTTCGTTCGATGCGGAGGTAGCGTTGAGAAGCCGCGGCAGCGTGAAAACCGTTGAGACCAATATGCCGCTTTTCCGCGAGGGATTTCAAATAACCGAAAAAGAAAGGCGCGACCTCGAGGTAGCCAAGCGGCTGGGCGGCGAATATGTAAACGACGTTATGAGACGTATTTACGACGATTCCAACAATCTTATCCGCGGCGCTCTGGTCATACCCGAAAGAATGATCTGGCAGCTTCTTGCTCCCGTTGACGGCAAGCCCAAGATAAACCTTGCGGGAGACGGCGTGACTTATTCGTATGACTATGACAAGCAGGGAACGTGGTACGGCTCTAACTTTATCGACGTATCGTCAACTCCGTGGTCGGGTAAATCCTCTTCGCTGCCCATTGACACTATCAACGCGGTCGGGCTCCGAGCAGATTAAAAATGCGGTGCTGTCGCAGAACGCCACGCCGAATATCTATCTGACCGAAACCGTTACCAAATCCATAGTAGAGCAGCTGACGGGCGTTCGGCCTATCATATACAACGGAGTTTATACCGATACGGAGGGCGGAAAGGCCAAGAACTTCTATCCCGATAAGGTCGTGACGCTTATTCCCGAGGGAATTCTCGGAGATAAGGTTTTCGCGGTCACTCCCGAGGAGTATGACCTCGGCGGCGATCCTACGGCTAAGGTAAGCGTTGTTGAGACGGGTATTGCGCTTACTACCGAGTATACGAGCACCGTGCCCGTAAGAACGGCGATATACGCGTCTATGATCGTGCTTCCCACGTATCCGAGAATGAACGAGGTGTACGAGATGAAGGTCGACGCTTAACGAAAGGGTGAACGGCAATGAAAGTCAGAGCGCTGTGCGGTATCTTTTATAATGGGGAGCTTTACTCGCGTGGTTATATAATCGAGGTCCCTAGAGTTATCGCGAATACGGTGATAGTGCCGAA